TCCTGTAGTACCTTGAGCACCTTGAGCACCTGTACCACCAGCATCTCCTTGTTCACCTTTTACACCATTTGCTCCTTGAGCACCACCTGTTCCAGTTTCACCTTGTGCACCACCTGCTCCATTTTCTCCTTTTTCTCCTATTGCTCCTTTTTCACCATTTGTTCCTTGGGCACCATTAGCACCTTGAGCTCCACCACTTCCAGCTTCACCTTTTTGTCCTGTTTCTCCTTGAGCTCCTGCTCCAGTTTCACCTTGTGCACCACCTGCACCAGCTTCTCCTTTTTCACCTTTTAATCCAGTTTCACCTTGAGCTCCTGCTCCAGTAGTACCTTGAGAACCTGTTACACCATTTGCTCCTTGAGCACCTGCGTTACCAGCATCTCCTTGTTCACCTTTTTGACCTTTATCTCCTGCACCTACAGTACCTTGAGCTCCATTATCTCCTTTTTCTCCAGCACCACCTTGTGCACCTTGAGCACCTAATCCACCTGCAGAACCAGTTTCACCTTTTTCACCTGATTCACCTTGAGCACCTGCTGTTCCAGCATCTCCTTGTTGTCCTTTTTCTCCATTTGTACCACTAGTACCTTGAGCACCAGCTTCACCTTTTTCACCAAATGTACCTTTTTCTCCAGCTGGTCCTACAGTACCTGCACTACCTTGTGTTCCTTCGTTTCCTTTTTCACCTATTGTACCTTGAGCACCACCTGCACCTGTAGATCCTACAGCACCTTGAGCACCATTAGCACCTTGAGTACCTGTTGCATCAACTCCATCAGCACCTTGTGAACCAGTTTCACCTTTTACTCCAGCAGCACCTTGGGTACCAACTGAAGATGAACCAGAATATAATCGACCATCTACGTCAATCATTACAGTTCCTAAGTTATTACTTGCGGTAGCTGGAACTTGTGCTATTTGTTTAAAATAAACGGATCCAGTTTGGAAGAGGGATCCTGTAAGTGTTAATGAACCAGATATTGTAATGTCGTAGTCATTCGCACCAGTAAATGCGTCTACAGATTGAGAAACTTGTAAAGCTTCTACTGTTTGTCCGGTTACTATACCAGTATTTGATAATGTATTTGCCATGGTCTAAGGTTATATTTTATTATAAATATATAATGTTTTATTGTCTGTCAATGTTTACTAAAATTGTTGTATCAGTTGTTTTAGATGTGGGTAAAGGTTTAGCTAACTTTCCTACAGCTAATAACTCCTGATCGTTGTTATATAAACCTACTGTAGTAACATATGGATCAAAATATGATTCTGTTGCAAAAGACTGCATTGCACCTATATTAGACCCTGATGTTATTATTGTAGGGTTAAGTGTATAATTAAATTCGCTTTCTGCTATTGTACACTTATATTGCGTCTCATAAATAGTAAAAGAAGATGAAAATGAACAAGTAATGTTGGTAGTTTCCACAAAATTTTCAGAATCATTATTACCAACAGTTCTACCACCATAAAATCCATCTCCATATTCAGCATCCCCGTATGAACCTGTTAATCCAGTTCCTTCTTTTCTTGTACCTCCTGTAAATATAACCATACCATGTTCATAAATAACATTACCAACTGTAATGCTATCTTGAACACTAGAACTTGGAGTAGACATTTGTAATCTACCTTCACCATCATCAAAATAACTACCACTATCTGTAGTAATTATTAATGATTTAGGTATAATGTAATCTCCAAATAAATTTCTAGGTATAGATAATGTAGCAATTTTTGGTTCAAATATATTAATACCATAAATAGCATCTCCATATTCTACAGTACCATACCCTCCATCCGAGGTTAATGAAGCAGCTGAATATGAACTTGTAAGCCAAAAACGTTGTGGTAATAAATCTGTTGGAATGAAGTTTTCAAAGGCATTAGACGCCATTCTACCTGTTACAGTACCATCAGGATTTATTGATTGTGTATTTGCTACTTGAACATTACCATTACTACTAGAAATAAAATTAGAGTAATATAATTGTTGTGTTTGGAAATATATAGCTGATTGTGAGTATTCTGTTATATATCCTGTTGATGATTGAACGGCAAATTTATTACCTAGATATCTATCAATCCCAACATCAGATGCAGTTAAAGCATTTCCCTCAAATGAGAAACCTTTACTTACCTCTAAAGGAGATATTATTATATCCTGTGAATTTAATGTTTTGTACGCCGCCATTCATTCTTAAAAATCTAATTTAACTCTAATAAGTGCTTCTTTTGTAAAGTCTTTATTTAGAGGTTTTGATAATTTCGCTACTGCTAATAATTCATTACTATCATTATACATCCCTACTGTAGTAATATACGTTTGAGGGTTATTAATAAAGTAATTATAAATTACCTCACCAGTTGAACCTGAAATATATGATGGGTTTTCTGAATAGTTAAATTCTGAATTTCTTGCTCTAATGAATACAAAATCAGATGTAATTGTTTCTTCTGAATTTAATCCAAATGAAGATCCTGATTGAATTGTTCCTAGTAATTTTAGTGGGTTATTTCCAGCTGTATTACTAGTTGTTGTTGTACCTAAATTTAATCCTTGAGCTGAATCTAAATCTAAAGCATCTCCATTTAATAATACTGTTCCAATATCTGGTAAAAATAAACCGTATGAACCACTATCTGTAGTGTATCCGCTTCCACCTGAACCTGAATTATATGAGTAACCATCTGATCCACTAATTACTTGATATGCTCTCATTGTACCATAGTAAGTAGGTACACTAACCATATTTGAATCATCAGTTAATCTTAATGTATTATTTCCTACTGATGTAGAACTACTTAATACTAAATTTAATGAACCAGGAAATAATGCTTGTTTATAAGCTGATCTTTCAACACTTAAAGCATAAATAGAACTTCCTGATACACCACCAAATACAAATCCTGCATTTTCATCTTCTAATACTAGTGTTCTATATTGTCCATAGATTGTTGATGATGGAGAAATACCAGGTGCTGCGTTTTGGTTAAATGCTAAAGCACCACCACCACTTGCATTACCATAGGCAATTTCAAATTGTGCTGCAGCGGCACTACCTGTTGGGTTTTGATCATATACTGTTACATAGTAATTACCTGTTTCTCCCGCTACCTGATTTGATTGAGTATGGAAGTTAGTTAGTGTAGGTAAGTTATTTGTCCAGCAAGTTGCTGTTTGTGCCTGTGCACTTACTACAAAATCATCTGCTTCTAATCTATTGAATGACATATGTTTATTTTTATGTTGTTGACTTAGTTATTGTAATTGGAATAGTAATTCTAGCTCCACTATCTAATCCATTGAACGTCAATGTACTTACAAGAGTTGAATTAGACCCGAATAATGTATTTACTGTTGTAGCTCTTAATGTAAATTGAGTACCTGTAATTGTTGATGATACATTAGTTCCAATTGTTTGTGTTGCTGTTGAGTTAGCTGCTGTTGCTGCTGCTGTATTAATACCAGTTGCTTCAAATTGATTTAGTAATCTAATATCAGCTATCGTTAAACTATATCCACTTGTTTCAAACACTTGGTCATTACCTAAATAATTTAATGTTTGAGGTGTAATAGCTAAAGTAGCACCTTGTTGTAGTGTTACAGCATCGTATCCTACATTTAGTATAGGTAGTTTAGCTGTACCTCTTGGTAAAGTAGCTAATTTATATTTCATGATTTGGGATTCTTCTGGGAATGCTTCTAATAATGGCATTCCATCAATTGCTTCACCATAAAAGGCTGAACCAGATGGGTGAGTTGGATTATATAATGTATAATCTATTTCATCATCTGCTAATGCAAATTGTGTTATTCTAAAAGAACCGTCATTCGCTGCTAGTAATTCTCTACCTTTTGTAGTTAGAATTGCATCGATTGTTATTACTGAATTATTTAAATATCCCATTGTGTTATTTTTATATAAATATTGTTATATGTTATAAATATGTTAAATTATAAGTTTCTTATCCCTTAAGTCCGTAATTACTTTATCTGGGTCAAGTTCTATTGTCGCCGTTGGGAATTCTGGTAATAGAATACCCGTAGGTGTATTATCTTTTTTAGCTAAAGGTCTTTCAACAAACTCAATACGTGCATTTATTGTTGATTGTTCAGCCATAGATGATGTATAATACGAACCTGTTGATGAGGTGACAACCCCATCTGGAGGGTTTTGTCCATTTTGTCCATCATAGAAATGAGTTACACTATTTGTTAATGTATCATCAAGTGTTACAGCATCTGTTTTTAATCCTCCATAAGGGAATAAACTATTTAATACTACTGTATTAGGAGAGTATCTAAATCTTCTTAATATAAAGAAATCTTTATTAATTGAAGCAGGTACTGCTCTATCTAATGCTAATACTAATTTATTATCTGTTGTATCCTGTGGTGGTAATACAGCTTGTACTGTGTATACTTGGATTTCACTATTTTGGAATTTAATTTCATCTCCAACTTGTACTGTCCAAGGTATGTTATATGCTGGAATAGAAGTATCAACTGGTTCTATTCCTCCTGGAAATTGTGGGTTTTCAGAAGCAGTATAAGGTAGATATTGTTGATAATATTCTCCACCATAAGATACGTTACCATTTGGTGATTGTAATTGAATATGATCTCTTACATCTGAACCTGCTGATTGTGAAAATGCCCAATATGGAGCATTTAAAGCACCATCAATAGCACTAGAAACACCATTTTCACTTATTACCCTAGCTGTAATATAAGGACCATTATATGCAGACCATGGAGTATTACCACTACCTACATTTTGAGGTCTAATACTAGGGTTCCAATAATTTTTATCTGCATCTACATTTTCAGGCATATAATATTGATAGTAAGCCCATCTATATCTTCTATTTGCTCTAATAGCTGCATTATTAGGTGATGATGCTAGATTAAATATAAATGAAGCGTATTGAGCCGATTTTTCATCTATACCCTCATTTTCATAAGCATAATGAATTGCTCTTGGGTTAATTTGGAAATAATACTCTTTATTACCACTTCTTAATCCTGCATTTGCAGCTCCTATAGTATTTATTAAATCAATATCAATTGTTTGGTTATTTCCAAAATATCCTCTTAATATTGGTCTTGATAATTGTGTCATTTGCATATCAACCCACCCACTATTACTAGTACCTATATTATCATTATATTGTAATTTAACATAAATGTTACCTACATTAGTTCTATTGTAATCCGATTTATCAAAAGTACCACCTCTATCTGTTCTAACTACTTGAGGCATTGTAGTTGGGAACTCAAATTGAGCTGTAAATGAATAAACATCAGATAAATCATTTCCTGTTAAATAATCATATCCTGGAGGGTTTACACTACTATTATTTATTGCAAAATAATCTTGGTTAAAATACATTTCACCTACGTTACCATAAGTTGCTGTTCCTCCTACTGAACCACCATTTGGTGCAGTTGATAAAGATGAAATTACTGATGATGAAGCTTGTTGCTGTACATTTGAATCTATTTGACCATATCTTGATGAAGTAGAAAATGTAAATTGACCCGCTTGATCTCCTCGTGACATTGCTGTTGTTAAAGGTACAACTTTATCATTTTGATTTGCAGCATCAAAGTCCCTACCTTGTACTGTCATATTGTAGCTTAAGAATGAAGAAGTATATGTTGATACAACTCCAGGAGCACCTGCTAATGGAATAGAACCACTAACATCACTACCAGCATATGTATTTGCACCCGTTTGTGACCATAATACTGCTACAGGTTCTTTAGCTACTAATTTTACAGGATTTAATCCATTTAATTGGTCAAATTGGGATGAACCTGATACTTGATTAATAGATACTCTTGCTCCTTCTCCTTCTGTCCAACTTCCTTCTACATCAAAAGCGGTATAAGGTGATAAATTAGGTTGTAAAGCATCACCTGAATCGTTTATTAAATATTTTAAATTAAATTGTGTTACGTTATTTAATACTGGATATGGGTCTAATACCTGATCGCAATAAGCAAAATATGCTGTTTGATAATCAATTACAGGTAATAATCCAAATCCTCTTTCAGTACCATCTTCACCTCCTAAACCATCTATTGAGTTTATTTTATCAGCAGTAGTTCTTGAACCATCATATCTAGGATTAATTTGTCTTAATGTAGTATAATAAGATTCTGGTACTGTTGATTTTTCAGCTGATCCAGATAATATCGGTTGGAAATTTAAGGGTTGGAAACCACCAAATCCTGAAGCTGTTGGTTGAGCTTCTACTATTTGTATTCTTCCATTTTCTCTTTCTTCAGTAACATTATTATATAAAGGTTGACAATCAGGAGTATTACTAAATCCTAATGTACCTTCAAATGCGTTTTCTATAAATGTTGGTACTCTACCATCACCTTGAGCACTTTGAGTAGGTGTATTAAATTCTAAACTATAATTTCTTATTACTAAACCATTTTCAACTGATTGTGAAGGAGCAGATCCTGAAGATACATGCAACGCCATTGATAAACAATCTTTAATTGCTATAGACTCTGATGGTATTGAAAAACTAAATGTTACAGGAACACCTTGACTTTGTGTGTAAATATATCTACTTTGGTATACTGATTCTGTTAAGAAATTATCTAATGTTGTTGGTACTGAAGTTGGATAACTTCCAGTATATATTCTTATTGATGCTGTTGGCCATGTTGGTCCTTCTCCAGTTTCACCTTCTCCATATTCCGCTGTACCATATTCATCAGTACCATATTTTGATCCTGTATCACTACCTGTCCAAGCAGCTAATAAAACAGAAGCAGTAACTTGAATATCATTTTGAGGTAGTTGGTTAAAAATATATAAACCATCTATACTTTCAGATAATGATTGTGAAAATGAAATATAAACATCACTCCATCTAGTAGCAAATATATCACTAGGTGGAACACCTGGTCTAGATGGGTTGTTAATTGAATTATTAAATCTTTGACCTACATAAGTTCCATCATTAAATCTAGTAAAATTACCAATACCTCCTGTACCACCATCAGAGGCAGAAACTGAACCTACTAAAGCTGTAAATGCTGCTCCAGATTGTGGGGATACTATAAAATAATTAGAATCAAAAGAACCACCAGATCCTGTAAAAAATATTGTTAAATCAACAGGTGATGTATTAGTACATTCATATGTGACATAAAAATCATAATCAGCATATAGACCAAATTGTGAAGAACCCGATGCTGGGTTTCCATTACCATCTGTTTGAGTAAAAGTACTACTAGTATATGAAAATGATCCTGTTCTAAATGTAACTCCACCCCCTAAATAAGGAGTAATATTTTGAGATGTTCCTTGTTGTTGTTCAATAGTAGTTTTAAACATTGGAAAATCTAAAACTGAAGCACTAATTGGAGCATTATTTCCAAATAAAGTAAATGGGGTTGAAGTTGATGGAGATGATACATTTATAATCCAATAAGAAGCAAGTAAGCCATTTACATCAATAGTATCAATATTAAATTCAATAAATTCATTATTATTGCCATTATCTACTCTAAATGAACCTCCATCTTTTCCTCTGTTTATTGATGCTGATAATGGTCCTAATACTTGGGCAACAGCTAAATCGTTTTCTATATAAACTTGTGAAATACTGTTTATAGTAGAACTATTAAAGGCTACTTTATCTGTTCCTGGGTTAGAAGGGGATGCTGTTGAAGTATTAAATTGTAATGCTCTTGGATCTTGAAAATTTTCTCCTTCTCTATATACAAAATAAGCTGCACCAACACCATTAGGAACTGGTAATGTGTGATATTTTGTAAATACAAATGGATGGATTCCTCTAGTATCATCATATATTGTAAATGAACCACTATCTTCACTAGAAGTAATTGCATTACTAGTATTCCCTACAATAGATAATTGTCTTTCAATATATTTACTTGGAATATCTCCTCCAGTATTACTTTGTGCATCAGTATTAATAGCACTACCTGTAGGAAGATAAGGGAATCCTGGTATACCTGAACCAGTTTCTGTTAAAATATATGCCTTATATGGTCTGTGTAAATGTGGGTTATATCTATATGTGTTACCATCGGTACCTCCTTGTTGATTATAACCTCTATATACCCATAATTCTTGATTATCATTTATATTAAAAGAAGTATTATCATTACCATTCTGTACTACATAAGTAGTATTCATTCCTAGTGAGGAAATTTTTGCCGTTAAATTAGGGTCAAAAGTTGCACTAGGATCCTTACTTGAAGTCAAAAGAGCATTCATTCCAGCTTTGGTTGAAGAACCAGAAACTAAAATCATATTTTTTTCTTCGTTTAAGTAATATTGAATGTTTGACATATTAACTATAAATATTATGGGATTGGTGGTGCATACCCGTTATTACTATATACTTGTTGTGTTACAGTACAACTGTAATTATTACCAGGACTTGTTAATGAATTAACTGTCACTGTTGCCGATCTAGGGGCTAACGGTGAGTTTTGAGAGCTAGTATCATTAGCTACATTTACAGTAATAATAGCATCTCCTGTTCCCGAAGTTGCACTTAAAGTTATCCACCCATTTCCATCTTGATAACTTATATTTGTAAACCATTGTAAACTTTGATCTGTACACGTTATTGTAATTTGTCCTGCAAAATAATTTACTTGCTGGAATTGTGTTAATGTACTACTACATTGTGTATACAATGATGCTGGTGGTGGTGTGAATATTGGACCTTGTAATACTGTAGTAAGTTCTGGAGTTGGTGCTTCTAATACTGTAAATGAAGGACCAATTGGAACAGCAGATGCTGTTAATGAACCTGTATACATTTGTAAAGCAAACCCTGATAAACTTCCTACTAATGATGAATTCTGTAAAGCATGATATGTAGATGCTGGAGCATTAATAAACCATGGTATTATACTTGATGTGTATGGTATTGAACTATCAAAATCCATTTCTACGGATCCTGTATTAAAGTTTCCTAATGTGTCTGTACTAAATCCACTTCCAGTTTCTACTCTATAAACAGTTCCATCTGCATTTCCTTCAAAATAATTTGATTTACCCCATCCTCTAAAGAATGATTCAGTAGGGAATGTAGGTACTGGTGGGAAATATCCTTGTGCTACTGATTGAGTAATTCCTGTACTAGGTACTACATTTGGATCTTCTCCTGATGCTGTAGCATAATAACTAAATACACCACTTGCACTAAATGTTAAATCATAAAATAATGAGTCATATGAAGTAACAGCATCTGAAGATGGTGGTTGGTTTATAATTAATAATGTAGCATCTTCTGTAGCAGGATTATTATCATTTTGAATCGAAGCATTTGAAATATACCATGTTTGGTATCCTTGTATTAAATTACCTAAATAATCTTGAGCACCAGTTAAATTAAATGTTACATAATCAGAATCCTGTATAAATGGAAGTATAGAAACTCCATTTACATCAGTATTAGACATTTTAATATATTTTACTTTGTTAGATATTGATGATGTAGTTGTTACTATATCATTATTACCTAATAATATTTTTAAAGCTTGGTCAGTGTTTGGTGAATCAAATCCGGCAGCAATTAAATCAGCAGAATCAAAATCTAAAACTTCATTAACAGCATATCCTGAACCTGTTTGTTCAACATAAGCATTTATTTCAACATTTGGTCCTGATCCTATAAAACTTTGGGTTAATCCTACTACTAAACCAGTTCCTGTTCCTGTAGTACTACTTGGAGATAAACTCGCTGTTATTGCAGGTGAACCTTGACCTGGTCCTATTGTTGAAAATGGTTGTTGTACTATATTTAAATTTTGTCCTTCAGGTATTCCTGTAAATGAACTTTGTGAAACATCTGTCCACATCCATACGTTACCAGCTAATGGTAAATTATTAACTGATAAGAAATTTTCTTCTGAGAATGAATCTGAATCAAACCATTGGATTCTAAAGAAATAATCTATAATAGCATCTTGACCGAAAAAGGCATCACATATTTCATTTGCTCCTACCTGTATTGCATTTCCGAATTCACCATTATAAAATTCTCTCTGATCAATTCTTGGGTAATTAACAGGACCAACTTGATTAGATCCCGTTTTAGACTGATCAAATGGAGGAGTAATACCTAAACTTGGTACTATTGATTCACTCCATGTTTGTTGGAAATCTGGGAATCTTTCCCATGCATTTGATGCTGAAACTTCAGCTGCTGTTTTTCCACTATATGGTTGTCCTCCTACAGTAAAACAAATATCTATTTCATCTAAATCATTAAATGATGCTGGAGGGTTATTTTCTGTTACAGTTAAGTAAAATTCAAACATATTAGTATAATCACCATAAGGTGCTATACCAAATTCATCAGTTCCATACCCATCAAAAAATACTGTTTTATCTATTTGATGTGTAATATTAACTGAAGCTGATGATATTTCTACAAATACTTCTCCTTCTAATGAAGCCGAATATACTAATGTTAAAAAGTCTGTATAGTTTTGTCCTGTAGTACCTTCAACATTTATACTCATAGTATTTGAAGAGTTACCTATTGTATTTTCAAATACTGTTTCACCTACATTTGAATTAGGATCTAATAAATCATTTGATGATGTAAAGAAATATCCTAATAAACAAGTTTCTGTAGCTGATTGGCTTATAGGTGCAGTAAAAATACTATTGTATGGTTCAAATACACCACCAGTTCCTCCTCTAAATACTTGAATTGAAGAACCACTTATAATTCCATCTACTGGATATGAGCTACTTGAATTTGGTACTTGATAATCTCTAGGAAATGATTTTACACTACCTGAATATTCAGGAGTAGTAAATGACATTGATGGAGGTGCTTGTCTATTTCTTTCTAATAAGTTTTGTTTAATTACTACACCTGAACTTAATGTTGTTCTAGCAGGTGTAAAATCTTCTATCATTTTAAATAATGAATTATCAAAGAATTTTATTAATCTAACAAAATCATTTACATCATAACTGTTTATATATTTTGTAAAATAAGCATCTCTTAAAGCATCTAATTGTGGGTATGAGTATCCAGATTCAGATATTTGTCTTGGATCACCAATATAATCTCCTAAATTAAATGCACCAATTTGTGCTATAATATCATCGTTTGTTTGATCAGTAGGTGAAAATGCTACTTCCAAATAATTAATACTTGGATTACTTCCACTTGGATAAACTGATTGTTGAATTGATCTATATGGACTTAATGTAGAACCTGTTGGTAATACTTCCTGATCAATTTTTATTTTATCTGAAATTCTATTTTTAATACCTCCTGGTACTTGGTTCAAATAAATACTTTCTGTATTTTGAATAAATGAACCAGTTAAATAGAAAATACTATCACTATTAAATGATGAAGTAGTAGCCCACGAACCTGTTACTTTAGGGTGGATTGATTCTCTACTACCTGTATTTAATTCTGTACCTAAATCTGCTCTAAATACTAATGTATCAGGTGCAATATTAACTGTATTACCTTGTGTTGAATAAGGATTGACTACATAATCATAAAATAAGCTTTCACTTAATGGTACATCCCAATATCTTACTTCTTGTAAAGCACCTGTTAATGGAAGGTGTGTAATTGAATCTACTACTAAACCATCAGTACTTGGGAAGTAAATATCTTCTGTTGTTCTCCAATATTGAGTAATAGCTCCTACTGAATCTGATCCTGAAAATCCAATTTTTTCTCCTATTCTATTTGCTACAAATAATGAACCTGTGTTTAAAGCATCATAATCTATTGTAGCCATTACTGACCACCATCCTCCATCAAAGAATGGAGCATCAACACTAGCAGTAACTGAAGTGTTATTATTACCATCAGGATAAAATCTTAAAGTACCATAAGCATTACTTTGGCTAGGTACTGATCCAGAATATGAACCACTATCCATTCCTGAGCCTGTATAGTCTAATGTTATATACCATCTAGGAGAACCACTAATATCATCCCCTACAACTAAGTTATAATATGCAGGTGATGTTGTTGGAATTCCGTCAGTTTTAAATCTAAATTGTATTGATTTAGGTGTTGTTTCTTGAGCTGAATATTCAGGCCAATTTGGATTAGTTTTAAATGAAGATGTTAGTTGTGCATTACCATCTAAATGTAAAGCATAATTATAAACATTTTCACTATAATCCCAATCTCTTAATTCGTTTCTATCTTTACCTCCAAATTCATTTATTCTTAAAATTGTATCTGGGATTCCATATGATGTTATTAATGCTCTTAAACCAGTTGTTGTACCTTTAGTTTTAAGTAAATACGGTATATTATGGTAAATTCGTTTATATAATGACTTATTTACATTGTCTAATGGCACTATGTCATTTGAAGCAGATATTTCAGTATTCACGTATTCAAACCCAGAAGGTGTTGGGAAACTGCCTGTCATTTCTGGGAATGGGAATGTACTTCCTGATGGAGTAAGTCCTAAAAATGCTGTATATAGATCACTAGTATTAAAGTTATTAGAATATAATTTAACACCAAAGTCTCTAATAGCATCTGCTACTAAATCTTTTGAAATACCAAAATCTAATCTGTTATCAGCATCAAATCTTGTTGTAATATTTTTTGTGTATAACCAAGTGTTATCATATTGTTGAGCAACCATGTCAACAAATAAAATATATTTTTGGTTATCAGTATCATCTCTTAAATATTCAGGTATTGCATTATAAAGATAATTATCATTTTCTGAATCATAATTTGAAGCTGATAGGGCTTGACCACCATAATATGGACTACTCGGGTCAGCACTACCTAACCAATCTAGTGCAATAGCACTTTGAGTTGGTTCTAATATGTAAGGAGGTTCTGTATTTGATTTTGGATATGATTTTTCAGATCCACTATTAAAATACATAAAATACTCCCAACCATCAAAATTAGCAATTAACGTACTAATACTAGTAGTTAATTCTGATTTACTTGAACTGTAATTAGCTGCATCTGTTGGAAGAGCAGCAATCGCGGCACTTGAAGATTGAATCATTCCTACTTTACTGTAGAAATTTTCTATTCTAGATAATGCAGAAGAAAAGTAAATAAAGTTATTATAATCTGTATAATCAACAGATATATCAATTTCTTTTCTATCTAATACATTTTTTAATTGTTGATAAGAACTAGTTAAATCACTTGCAATTAAAGTATCAAAGCTAAATTCTTGTGATGCCTCTCCACTTTGTTGTGTTATTTGTATACTGTAATTAGGACCTGATATTAATTGAAAATCGTTTGGTACAAATTCAATTTCAGGAAATATTACATTATATGCTTGGGGAGAAGATATTTCTTCTACAACCCATAATTCATCTTTTAATTCAAAGTTTTCAGGAAGTGGTTCATATAATTTAACAAGTACTGAAGGGTTATCTACATCAGTATTATCTAAATCTATATTATTACATATAACTTGTTGGTCTGATCCAAAGTTAAGTAAAAAATCTACAAAATATTCAGCATCAGTTCTATATTGAATAAAATCTAAACTTGAAGTTACTATAATATTATTTTCAATAACATTACTTTTTAACCTTACTTCTGTTCTATCTCCACTTATTTCATCTATGTAATAATTTACTTCAGGAGAAGATCCTAATCTTTTTCTATAAAAATTATATGTTGAAAAGAACGAACCTTCTTCATATCCTAAATCTTCTAAATCTTGGGAAGGATAAATAAGTACATCACCATCTATTACTTTATAATTCTTGCATTGGTAAACGCTATCACCAGGAGCAGGAAAAATTAAACTTTGGTCTTCACCATAAGCATAATATTCTATATAATCAATAGATGAAGTAAAAGTAGTATCTAATTTAGATGAGGCTATTAAAGCATTATCTTTATCAGTATACTGCTGATATTCAAAAGTTGATGGGTCAACTTGATTTATTATAATGTTATCTCTTTCTTCCATATTTAATATCCTCCACCACTAGTTCCTGTTCCACCAGCCCCACTAGTACTGCTTATATTTGTTGGGTTATTACTTACTACTGTTGTAGCTGTTGTGTTTGCTTCAGTTGGACTTGAAGGTTGTTTATCTAATTCAGCTAAAATTTCATTAAATTGAGTTGAATCTGATATTTGAGCTTCATCTATTGAATTAATATCTAAATCTAATTTTTGTCCTGTTGTTGCCTCTACTAAGTCTAATTGAGCTTGTAATAAATCTCTTCTTAATTGTGTAATTTCATTTTGTAATGCTGCTATTTCAGCTGCATTGGCTTCATACCCTATATACTCTGTACTTGTAGTAATTAAATATTCATGGGAATTAATGTCTCCTAAAGCAGGAATTTCATAAAATAAATTATTATATTCATTAAAAAAGTCAGTTACAGTAAATGTTTCTTCAATTTGTGTATTAATAGAAGATACACCCAGTTGATTGAATTTAGTATCAATCACTTTTGGGTATTCTGTTTTAGAATACACTTTTTTATCTAAATCAATTTTACTATTTTGAGACATATTTTACCCGTTTACTACTTTAAAATAATAATTTTCATCCATTACTATAGTTTGTCCATCAATCTCTGTCTGTATCAAGATATTATAGTATCTTTCAGGCTCCAAGCCATTCATATAAACAGTGAAATAACTTGATGTAGCATCACAACTTATCTGTGTGAATTCTTCATCAAAATCGACTACAAATTCGTTTGTATCTAAATCTTTTATAGCATAATAAGATGACGAGGGTAAAGCGTGATTAGTAGTATATAATGAAGATGTTTTAAATGTACGAGCTGGAAATTCAGGTCTAACATTTAATCTAAAATCATTAATACTTTCACTATAAAATACACCTGCATTATTATCTAAAGCAACATATAGGTCTGGAGTGTTGATTACATCCAGTTGTTGTATATCAAAAGTTGAAATTGTAACTATTGCTTCTGAAGTTGCTCCTGAAACGCCATCTAGAGCATTTAATTGTGCTGTTGACCAAGTTAATGTTTCTCCAGCTTTATATCCTAATCCTAAATCTTTAACAAACACATTTAACATTGAAGAACTATTAAAAGTAGCTCCAAATGTAGCTCCAGTACCTGCTCCTGTATATGTTGGTGCTGGTAATGATTGTGTATAAGAACATGAAATTGAACTTGTTATTTCATTAGTTGGGTAAGAACCAGTTAATGTTCTACCTAATTTAAAATCTCCACTACTAGTAGAATATGTAAAATCTCTCCATTTAATTTCTAATTCTGGAGGATATATAGTATTTGTATCAACTGAATAGAAACTTAGTTGAGGGGATACAGCACTTGAAGTAACAAATTCCTGTTCATTAGCCCATTTAACTAAAAATCCATTATTTGTAATTTCTATTTCACCTGGGTTTAAATCTTTAGATGATGAATACCATACTTTTAAAATATCAGTTACATTAATATCTAAATCTTTTGTACTTCTTAAATTATATGATTGAGAAACACCCATGTTAGCGTTATTAACATTAGAGTAAGTTCCAGAACCTGTATACCAAACTCCACCACCTGCATTATTACTACCAGAATATGAACCTGTTGTTAAAGGTACCCATCCTGCTGTTACCCATTCATTTGATCCTGAATAATCAGTATAAACCCAACTTACACCATTTGTCCCTGCTTTATTATCTAAATATTGACCTGTACCATTATTCCATGATCCAGATAAAGGCCAAACTTCAACATAAGAATTTATAATTACGTTACTTGCTTTAGCAACATATGCTTTTAAGCTTCCAGACCAACTATTAAATTCGGATCCAGTTACTTTAGCTATTACATCAATAGCATTTTCTATTTCACTTTGATCAAATTGGATAATTGATCTTGCTACTCTAGCAACGGGATTTGATTCCGTTACATAGTTAGCTACATCCAAAATTGGATCTAAACCTGTATTCATAGCGGGGTAACCACTATAAATAGAAGCATCTTGTGAAGGAAATAATTTATATACTGCCATAATTATAATTTTACTACACTTCCTTTTATATCAGTGTTTGGATATTTAATTTCAAATATACTAGGGTCTAATGATGGAAATATAGTACCATTTTGATTAGCACCATTCATATCATAAGCCCATTCTGAGTATCCTGAAGTTGTTCCTGCTTTGTTTGTTAGTATTACACTTTTTACTGTTTGTACCCCTTCTAATGCATCTAACATTACATATAAATCAGGTACTATAATTGGTTGATTAATTTGCCATTTATCTATATCAAAATAATCTTTTAAAGAAAGAATACATCTTTCTATTACTTCACTACTATTATAATTTGGATAAGTAATTATTTCAAAATTAATTCCAAAATTAATAACAAATGCATCTTTTATACTAATAACATCCCCAATCATTCTATATTGATTTAGGTATGTTTTTAAATTATTTTTTAATGAATCTGAAGCAGTTGTTAGATGACTATTAATGTTATCTGTTAAAACATATAAATCTAACGTTGTATTTGCTTCATCTGCTTGTGGTTTTTGAGTATACGCTTTTGATACTTTACCATATTTAGAAGGCATACTTAATGCTCTTACTAAATAATCATCTGCAGTTACGTTTCTTAATTGAGTTGAGAAATTAGATATACTATTTTGTCTTATTTCTTCTATTGTGTCTCCATCTTTACCACCTGAAGCAGCTAATGGGTTAGTTGTTGCTATAGAATCAAAAACAAATTGAGCTGTAGTGCTATTTAACCCACCATTAATAAAATTAATAGTCGATGTATCTACTGTATTAAGTGTATTTGATAAAACATTAGATTGAACACCACCGCCTTTATAATATCTTACTGTTAATGTTGTATTTGAAGGAGGTGTACCATAAGTATTTGTAAAAATAAAATTAGTTGGGCTATAAGCTGTAGTTAATTTACTTTGTTCAAATGGTAAACCTAAACCTACATTAAATGGGTTTGGTATAATTTCTTCTGTTGTATTAGAAGGATTACCAGCACCAAATTGTAATTGTAATTGAGTTGAATTTAGATATCTACAAGCAAATCTATTTTGTACTTGTTTTGTTTGTAATATAAAAGGTGTATCTTCGTCCTCGTATGTATTAGGACTATTTATGTTAGTATTTCTTAACCCATCATAAATTAAATCTTGTCCTAAATAATCTACTTCATACCATTTATTTCCATCAGAATCAATTACATCAATAATTCCTGCTATTTGAGTATCTTCTAATACTAAAGTTAAAAATTCTTGTGGGTCAGATACTTGGAATGTTTGTTCTGCTATTGTACCAGAAAATCCTTTTCTACTTTTCTTTAATAAATAAAATTGTGGGTTTCCACCTGATAGAGAAGCAACAGATACATCAGTTGGGTCCATTGAACTTGATACTGAAAAATCAATTGGGTCTTCTATTGCAAATTTCTGACCTGTTCCATTATTAGTTGTAATTTGAGTATTTGAATTTACATATAAAGCATAACTAAAATCTGGTTCATATATTCCATTTACTAATATTGAAGGTACTTGTTGGAAAAATTCTATGTCGGTTTCAGCTAAACCTGTAACTTTAGGTTTATATCCGTACATATAAGCCATATCGTATAAGTTATCATTCTGTCTAGCATATTGTAAGAAATTTTCCTGAATTTGGTTATCCAAATAAAAAGATAATACATCACCTACATAAGCAGCTTGTTCCATAAACATCATACCTGGGGATGATGGAGTAAAATCTGTGTATACTTGAGGGAAATAAACTTGAGAATAGTTAATCAACTGACTTCTATACTCATTAAAATCCTTAGTTATGTAATTTATATTTCTTCTTACTGCCATTATGCAAAATTTAATATTACTTCGTCTTCTATATTTGTATCCTCAATAGCATAAAATATTTGTACGGTTACTTCGTTTTCATCTGGGTTACCTAGTACATTTAATTCTTTTACTAATACACTAGGAAATTCATTTTTAATTTTAGTTTGAACATCTTCTTTTAAAAATTCTAAATTGTTTTGATCAATTTGACTAAAAATAAATCTTCTTAATCCACCTCCAAATTGTGGGTTACCTGGTCTTTCTCCAGGGTTTGTTAAAAAATAATTTATTAAGTTATATCTAATAGATTCAGCCGTTGTATAATTTGGAGTAAAACCATTCCCTTCAGAAAAAGGTAAATTTACACCTATACCAACACTTGGTCTTAAGTCATTAGGAAATTGCTGTACTGCTCCAAACGCCATAGTCTATTATTTACTGTTCATTAAACCCATTATTTGGTCCATACTAACACTTCCTTCTGGTAATTTACCATTTGGAGAAGTTGTATCACCAAAACTATTTACTTGTAAAGGCATATCTGCTGTTGTAGCTGATATTGTACCATTAGCTCCAGGTCTCATACTATCTAAAACACTCATCATGTTTTCTCTTAGTTTCATTTTGTCTGTTTCTGGTAATGGAGTAGTAGCTACAGGTGTAGATTGTACTTCTGATACTACTGCTTTAGGTACACGAACTGCTTCTAAAAGAATATCTTTCATTTCTTCTTGAATTGCTTCTTTTACTGCTTCTTTTACAATAGTTTTTAATTGACTTAGTTTCATTGTAATTATTATTTAGTTATAAATATGTTTCTAATCTGCTTTTAAATCGTTTTGTATAATATAAAATGATAGTTCATCAATTAGTATTTGATTTTGGGCACTAAATGATGGTTCACCTTTTAAAATTGTTATTCCTTTAGAATTTTTAGCAACAGCTTGTCTTCTTGGTAAATCACCTACTTTGTATTTATCAACTACTTCTACTGACATTTTAAATCCGTTTACTATTTTTACTTCAGGTTCTCCTTGTGTATCACTTTGTTCTTGTAATGCTAATAATTCTTTATTTAATGGTTCAAGACCAGCATTAGGGGTACATTCTCTAATTAAATTATCAATAGTTTTCATATACCTTAAAATTAAAATTAAAGATATAATTAGAAAAATTAAAGCGATAAATAAATTTTTCTTTAGGTCTTTATTAATACCTGATATACGTTCAAGCATATCTTGTATTCCTTCTAACCTACTAATTAATGAATAAGGTACACCTAATCCAGGAGGAGTAGATACTGGAAATGATATACTTGCTATTGTATTTTTTATAACAATTAAATATTTAGATAAATATAAAAATAATACTGCTAAAGCTGTGTTTGCTATAATAATACCATATATATTATTTAATTGTCTAACAATAGAGTTCCTTTTTTTAATAATTTCTCCTAATAAAATTCCATCAGGACATTTTTGTAATTGTTGTCTAGCTTGTTCTTCTTTTGCTATACCAAAATATAACATTAATTGAAAAGCAAGAGGTAATAATTTAGTTTGAATAACCGTAGATGGTTTTAGTACTAAACTCATTAAACTATTTAATGTCTGCTCAACTACATCTAATTGTTTTTCAGCAAAATCAGCTGCTAATTTAGTAACTTCAGTTATTGCTTCTTCAGTTGCTATCTTTGCTGCTTGTGTTATTTCAAATAAAGCTACTGGAGTTTGGTCTTGAAAAACTTCACCTTCTAAAGTTGTAAGATATTGAATATTTGGAGCATATTCTCCATTTGTATTTGTTTGTCTTTGGGATTCAGTAGAAGGTCTATCTGTTTTATCTATAAATGTTACAAAAGGAGTTGATTGTTGAGGTAAAACAACTCTTTTAGCAGCATCTAAATAAGGCATACCTAAAGTAATTTCCCATTCTCCATTTTCATTAGTAGTAACATAGTCTTTACCACCCTTATCTTTTACAGCTTTATACAAAATATTCCCATCAGCATCTTTTAATACTTCCTCTGTTACTTTATTAATACGAGGTTCTTTAGTTATTGGGAATATTCCAAGTCGTGGTTTTACTTCTATACCTTCAACTGGTTCTTTAGTTCTTTTATCATATACTACACCTCGAGTTGTAAAAATAGCAAAATAAGGAACATATTTTCCATATTTGTCTCCTAACTCTTTTCTTTTTTCTTCCTTAAGTTCTTCAAGTTCTTCTTTAGACAAATCCTTTTGGGCTTTTTTAAACTCTTCAAGGTCTAAGCCCTTTACTTTTTCAAGTATTTTCTGTCCTTTCTCTGTTTGTAGGAATGATGATGCTATTTGAATTAAATCCTCTACCATTAAGATAATTTTATTTTATCCGACAATGTTTTTTGATAGTTAGTTATAAAAGTATTAAACTGTTCTATTAAAGTCTGAGCTGGAATTTTAGATGTTGTTAATTGAGGTTCTTTGGTCATTTTTTCTACCAATGTTTTCATATTTTTCATTATTGGAACTAAGTATTCCATTAAATTATCTCCCAAAACAGCAGATTGATCAGCGTTTCGTTTCCCCATAGATATATTACCTTTAGGAGCTAATATATTAACATTATTAAACATAGATTTAATTCCTAAATCTTCTCTACTTTCTAATATAATAGATTTTTGAGATGACATTAGTATACTATCACCAACAGTATTAAATAATAATCTTCCTGAATTTAAAATTACTTGGGATTTAGTAAATGTTTTAGGTGAGATTGGAGTTTTATTTATAATGCTAGTAAAAGGTATTGTTTCTTTTTCTCCAGCAACTAGATTAGATGTAGCTACTACTATTGGTATTTTTTGTGTTGAAGTAAGATATAAAGATGAAGGATCTCTGTTTATATCTTCAACCGTAGGAACCCATGAATCTCCTTCTACATTTTCAGGTTGACCATTTTTTATAATTAAAATAGGAGAACCTTCATCCCCATAAGAAGACCAAGTATTTCTTATTGATCCTTTTGTAGTAGCAGTTGATCCTAATCTTATACTATTAGCATTTCTTCCTTCTATAATTTGATCACCAGCAAAAGGTAAAATTGGATGTATATCTCCTTTTTCTACAAATTGTCCCCCAGATTGACCATTAATTGGTAATCTTTCAGGATTATTATTTTCAGTTGATGGGTTACCATCTTGTATCTCTTCGTAATCGCTTTCCTGACTTTTAGGGTCTTCATTTAAAGTATTAGGGTATCCATTATAATGAGGATTATTCCAAATATTTAATGGTATATAATAATATTGTTTTACCCCAGATGATTGAGGATCTGATTGTCCTGCTCCAGGAAATAATATTACAAATTCATCTACTAAAGGATAATTTTTAAATTGAGGAAACATTGGTAAAGCTAATGTTGATCCTACTCTATTTTGACCTGATTCAGGTTTTTGATCATTTAATGCTTGAAAAGATATACTACCAATTCCTCCCCATCCTGCTGTTTTAAATAAATCTGAATTACTGTTTAAGCAAACATCAGTCACACGCGCAATGATAGGTCCACTTTGTTCACTATCATCAAGTCGTGATAAAGTATCAACTACTCCTGCTACTCCGGTTTGAAATAATCTTGCTAAACCATTTACGTACATTACTTTTTATCTTTTTTCTTCTCTGCTTTATAAGCATTTTGAATGTTGTCTAATTCCGCTAACAGTTCTTCTTTTTCTGCTTCTGTTATACCCGTGCTATCGTCACTATTAGAATTATTAACAACACGCTGCACTATAGTTGCCATTTTAATTAATTGTTCATCGTTTCTAACGCCAATTTCTAAATATTCTTTAATTAATGGTACTATAAGAGTTGCATCACCTATATCAGATATAAGAGGTTTAAGTTCGGAAATCAAACCAGTAATTTGTTTTTTCTTTTCAGTTTGGTTATCGTAAATTTCACTGAGAATATCTGAGAATTTTTTGTTCCCAAATATTACATTGTCTAATGCTCCCATAATATGTTTTTATTATAAATATGGATATAGGATAAGTTTAAAATCTAGCATAACCATTTTCTAAAAAGAAAACGTACTGACTTTTAAATATATCATGTAATTTATCCGCTATTTTGGTAATTTTTGGAGTTTTTACATCTACTATTTCACGAATATATATGTATAACGCTTTTTTATTGAATACCTCTATAGTTTCTCTTTTTCTAAATAACTCTAAAATTGCATCTGCTATTTGAGCATCATTTTTCTTTGGAAATAACTCATATATATTTTCTGTAACATGGTCAACAAATATGTCAATATATTTATACAATTCATCTACTGGCCCTGTTGATTCTTCGAATTTATAAGTGTGAGTTGATTTATCACCCATTAAAACATCAACATCTACTTTTTTAATTTTTTTATTATAATTTTTGGTATTGTATAATATTAACCATCTTTTAACAATAGTACCAAAATATGAATATGCTTTTGCCCCTCTACTTGGATCAAATAAATGTATCTTAGAAAGTAAGAAAACAATTATTTCATGTTGTAAGTGTTCTAAATTTTCAACCTCTGTATGGTAAAATTTAAATGTGTGAATAATGTTTTGGGTTAGTTTAAAGAATGGATAATGAATCTCTTTATCATAGATATCACTTCTTAATTTCTCATCTTTAACTGAATCTAAACTATTGTATCTAACAATAGCTAATTCGGTGTCATGTGTGAAGTAGTTCTTAGACTTCTTCCTTCTTTTACGAACAGGTGGTTGCATATAGGGTTATTGGTTAATTTTAAATTTAGACAAGTCATTTTGCAACCCTTTTAAATTTTTAAAAAACCAACCAATTTCATCATCACTCTTAAATAAATCTTTTTCATCGATTTCCTTTAAGCGTTTATCTGCTACATCTAATTGTTTACTATATTCATTTATAAAGTTATCATAATTAATAATAATATCTTCTTGTTTTTCTGTTTTTGACAGTAAGTTCCAAGTTGTAAATCCTAAAATTACAACTGCAACTCCTAAAATCGAAATTACTATTATTGAAATATCCATTATAAACTATCTAGCATATTTTTTAAACCTTCACTTTTGATTCCACCTAAAGCTTTTGATTTAGACTTGGAACCATGTTTATTGTCGGACAATGTAAAATTCTTTTTTTCGGGCTCCACGCTATTTTGAGAAAATTTTGGAAGCCATTCTATTTCAAATTCAATTCTGGCGGACATTAAATCAGCTTGATGTAAAATAAATGGTAAAGATGTACGAGGTTTTTGTTCAGGCATAAATCCTTTTAAATATTTCTCATTAGCATTATCATATAACCCATCATGAGTTTGAATAGCTACCATTTCATTAAATGTATAAGAAATATCATGTTGTTGAAGCAAAAACAATCCTCTATCTGGGACAGAGCAAAATGCTAGCTTCTTATTAAACATATAATCTTCACCTAATTTATCTTTTCTCCATTTATCGGTCTGAGGGATATAAGCATCGTGGTCTTTATCTCCCATCTTACCTAAATCATGATTAATAGCAGAAAATACTAGTTCTTCTTTAGTAAATGTAGTCATATCACATCCTTCTGATGCCCATAAATCATATTGTTTAAGAGCACATCTAACTACTCTATTAACATGATCTACATAACCACCTGGAAATGCGGAATGATATTCTTTTTTATGAGCGGCGGGCATCATAATAATTCGATCCTCATATCGCTTATAAAAATTTAACAATTGCTCACCTCTATTTCCAGAAATGTGCACTTCAATATTATTTAGAAATATTTCCCAATTTGATTGGATTTGTTCTGCTGTTAAGCTCATAACTTTTATTTTTTATTTAATTTTCGTTTTCAACGTACCCTTCTAGTTCAGATACAATAGCACTACCTTTGTCGCACCCATTTTTCAATTCACCAACACTAGCTCCCATTTGAATACCATTTTTAATTCCACTAAATATAGCATCTAATGTTTCTAGTCTTTGTTGAAATAATCTTTTGTTTCTCATAATATAATTTTAAATAGAACATTTAATAACAGGGTGTCCCTTAACCCCTTTATTGCCTTTATTTCCCATCCCTTGTTTTAATCCCATGTTTCTCAAAACCCGTGATATCAAGATACGAGGGCTTTTTTACCAAGGCACGTCTTTTTCAAGAGCTTTTTTCATTTCTTTTATTTCCATTAATTTTGCACATTTTTCGTATTCTTCTTTTGCTTCAAAATAATAAATTGCTTGGTTTAAAGCACTGAATAATGGTTTAGAATTAAATTCCCATAGTGCATCTTGATGTTGAGCGTTATTTACATCTAATTTTCTAATGTAGGAATAAGCCCTATTGAATACAGCAAACGAAGATGCTTCTTTTGTTTCCTGAGCGTTATAACTAGTATTTTCTTTTTGAAAGAATTTTTTTAGTTTTTTATGAAATACCTCATGGTTATAGATCATTTTAGTAAACATACCTAACTTAGCCTCAGGACTTTGCATAAAGTCTTTATCAGCCGTTGCTAATTTTTTTACCTCTGGGTTTTCATTTTCACTATCCCCAAATAAATGAAATAATCTATCTTTATCTATCATCTTTTTCCTCCAAAATATTCAACTGCGTGTCCTTCTTCTAATAAGATATCTTGCAATTTTGATTCACCTAAAAATATAACTCCTAGACATCTACCATATTTACCAACACCTTGTGAGTGTAATATAAATTTATTTTCTTGGCTCTCCAAGAGTTCTTGAACTCTATATTTGGCAGCAAGTCCTCGTTTTTTTTCTTCTAAATCTCTAGTACGTGATTCTGGTGTATTTATACCAACCATTCGAATTCTTATTTTCTTATGAACGTCAAATCCTAAATCAATTTGAGCATCAATGGTATCACCATCTACTACTCGAGTACACTTTGCGTTATAAACATACATAATCGTGGGTTTGATTATAAATATTTACTAATTCTCTAATTTATCCAGGTACTCTTTAGTTTTAATTGCCTTTAATTTAGCTTTACGCTTAACTGCAGAAGGTTTATCGAATTGTTTTCTTTTTCTTAATTCTTTTAATACACCTACATCTTTAAATTTGCGTTTTAACCTTTTTAAAGCCGAATTAATGTTTTCACCTTTTTTTATTTTGATTTTTAACATTATTTAGATTTAAGTTCTTCAAGTTCAAGTTCGAGATCTCTCTCTATTTGACATAAGATATCATATTCTTTTACAACATCTTTTTTATCTGGATTATCTGGATGATATCTCCATAATTCTTCTTTTACTGTAGCCGTAGCTAGTAAATCATCAATTAATTCCGATTTTTGATTGTCTATTTTTTCTTGTTCCGACATAATTTATTATTTAAAATTTTTACCTATTGATTCTATTGTTTGTTTTGCTTCGTCTAAACCAACTTGAAAAAATTCTCTTTGGTTATTAACGCGGTATTTTCTTAATGCATGATGTACCTCACCTTCTAATAGTTCGCCGTTAAAACAACGGAAAGCCCATGCTACTTTATATGGAAGTGGCACACCAGTTGCATTAGAAATCTGTTTAGCTCGTTCATCTGGTGTCAATTTTGTATATCCTATTTTTAGGAGTCCTGGTAGTGTTTCATTTTCTAAAACATAAACCCATTGATCACCTTCACCTTTCTTATTGTAAATTCCTTTCTTTTTAGCTGTATAGTATGTTACACTTTCCCAACCATCCCCCATATCTGAGGGTGTCAATGTAAAATATTCAGCATAATCAACTTCCGTATTACCATAATTTTCTTTTAATGGTATTAACTCTTTTGCTTCGTCTACTGTTATTCTTTCCATTAGTCTACAATTATTTTAAATGAATCTTCAACTATTTCTCTACCACCTACATCAGTATTAAATGTAGTTTTCATAAATACTTGTAAAGTATCACCTACCATCTCATTATCTAAATAAAATTGTTGACGAGGGTTATACGTATATTTTGATTTACTACCTAATAATGTTTCAGCATATGGACATTCCCAACAAAAATTCTTTTGTATTTGATATCCAGCTATATTTAGTGGAGGTTGTATTTGAGCTAAATCAGTAAGTGTATATTCTAAATTACCTACTGGAACAGGATTATTATATCCTCCACCTGTAAACCAACTTAATACAGACCATGTAGGCACTATAAAATTAATTGAATCAAAGGCAACCCAATAATCTGAGTCATACATTGTTTCAATTAGTGGCACACCATTTACAATAGCTGTTTCTAATTCACTTAACTCACCTCTTATTGTAAAATATTTAGGGCCATAAAATTCAATATGCCAAAATCCATTCTCATCTAAATAGGCATCTGGTTGTACTAGTTCATCTATAAAAAATTTAGCATCACAAGGACCATCACAAACACCTAAGGAGATGTCCTCCTTACTACAACTAGCAAGGAGGGAAACAAAACCTAATAATAATAATATCTTTTTCATTATGCTACTAATTCTAAAGCTTTACTAAACATTTTCTTATTCACGTCTTGATCTTGCTTAAAATTCTTAATAATTCTAGCTTGACGTAATTTTCCTGATGGTGTTTTATATTCAAAATTACCTTCAATAATATTCTCCTGGATTCTATTAAATACTTCCCAAAGCATATTTCCTTCATCTGCTTTACGTTGAACATTTAAAACATCCTCAATTGCTTGATTATCGTAAGTATTTTTAGTACCTTCTACTCTAATATCTAGAAATGATTTAGCAAGATTAAACATTTGCTCTTCTTCTAATTCAACAGCTTTCATTTTATTCATTGATTCAACTGTTAAAGGTAATTTCTCAACGATATCCTTAATTAATACCTGTAAATCTTCAAACGTATAACCCATATGACGCATTTTAATATCATCAAATTGAGTATCTGAAATTACTAATCCATTCTCACAAACCATTCTAAACAACCCAGCTGTAAATTGGAAACAATTCTTTCCATCATGAGAATTAGTCATTACGATTTGTGGAAAAACTGTATCTCCATCTTCACCATTAATAACAACATCATTATTTCTAAATACAACTAAATGCTTTTGGAAACCTTGTGTTTTTTGAGTTCTAGCTTTAACTTGCTTAACATCAACTACACCCCATCCTAGTAATTCCATATCATCAATTACTTTTTCTGTTGGAATGTGTGTGTACTTTTCAGTAACCTCATTTGAAGGTTTCATTGTGAAAATACTTGGAGCAAATTTATTCATTTCTGCTTTGCTCATAAACTCTACTTTTTGTAAATCTAACATAACTTTTATTTATTTTATTATTATACCCTAAATATACGAAAGGCTGCTTGGGAAGCCAAGCTTCCCGTGCATTACTTTCAATTACTTTTAATTATTTTTTAACTAACAATCCTGGAGAAACTGTATATTCACCACCAATTCTACCATTATCAACATTAATAGCTCTAACTTTAATGTTTTTATTATTAATTTTAATAATTTCAAATTCTTGGCTTGGATCCATTTTCTTGTGGTTGATTGTAACTGTATCTCCTACTTGGAAATCATCCTTACTAGCTTTTACAGCTTTAGGACCTTTAACAGCCATCATTTTACCTCTTAAACCTTGAGAATCAAATCTAATTGTACCTAAACTGATACTTACACCGAATTGATCTTCTAATGATTGAACTGCTTTTTCGAACTCTGATCTGAATTTAATAACTTCTTGCTTTGTCATAATATAACCTTTATTTATTTAAATTCAACTTGTTTATGTGCTTTGATACACGTGATTAAATCATCTACTACACAAGGGTCGACGATAGCGCCTTTGCTTTGTAATTGATATACTACTTCTTCTAATTGTGCGTGCGGGAACATAATTGCTTGTGTCATAACCTTTATTTAATTAATTAGTGTTGCAACTTCATTATTACAACATGGTAAATATACGACTCCTATCTCGGGTATCCAAGCCTCCTGCGCATTACTTTCAAAAGCTTTTAAACTGTTATTGATAGGCTTAAGTTACCGGTGGCTCTTAAGAATGAAGAACTTGCAGCTATGTTTTCAGCTGGGGTAAATTGGTAAGTTCCTGGGGAAGTATTTCTAGCATCAACTACAACAGATGATTTGTATGATGATGTTATTAAACTTTCAGCTCCACTAAATGAAGAATATGTCCCAACTGCATTTGTAGGCGCACTACTATCAAAAGTTAAACCTGCTTGTTCTACTGTAAAGTAAGCTGCGCTAGCTGAGTTGTTAGCGGGTGCTGATAAGGCAAATACATAAGAAACACCTGCAGTTAATGCTTCAATTGGTGTTCCTGCTCCTGATAATTGTTCTGCTGTATAAGTTGCCATATTATATTTTATTATACATATAAATCAAACTCAAACTCTAATCCATTTAATTCTCTATCTTTACAAATTAAAGCTTTACGATATTGTTTTATAACAGGCAAATGTTTAGATACTGTACCTAATTCATATTTTCTAATTCCATTTCCTAATTTACCACTAATAGGGACATCATCCATTGTAGAATGCCACCATTCATCTTCATGTATAGTTTTATTTCCTATAACGGATTCTCTATGTTTTTGAATAAATATAGATTTTTCTATTGATACCTGTTTAAAAGGACTTATTTCTAATCTTAAATCAGCAGGAAATTTAATTTTTTCAGTAGCATTATAATACCATTGTGCGCTTTTTCTATTTAATAGATAAGCATGAGCAGCCTGGTTATGTCTTACAAAATGTTTATGTTCATACAAATTATCAGTTACTTTATCTCCTAAAGCATGTGTCATTGTAGGAGCCCATTTACCTAACCAACAAACACCCCAATCTATACTATCTAACTCTTTTCTAATTTTTTTAAAATTATATTCGTGAACATTAAGTGATAACATAGCATCATCTTCTAAAAACAACCCAACTTCATCTCCTGAATCTAAAAATGCTTTATAAGCTTTTCTATGAGATAAGGCACAACAAATTACTCCTACAGAGCAAAATCCAGCAGCACAAAAAAAGGTATTAGATAAGTTTTGAGTGATAAATTCTTTAGATAACGGAATTATGTCCTTATTATCAATGGCTTCAATTATGTTAAGTTTTAAACCATGTTCTTCTTGTAAATCAATAAGGTTTTCTAATCTTAATTTATGTCGATTCAAATGAATAGCATAAACAGAATCTGCTCCTAAATATAAAGTTGGTTTAGGCCCTAAATGTTTATATAACTTTTTCTTTTCAGTATGATGCAAAACAATTGTTTATTTTAATATCTATGGTGTATCCAATTATTACATAAATGGAATAAATCATAATTTTCCCATCCATTTTCTTCTGTAAATTGTACATCTCCAATATCTAAACCAAATCTTTTCATTTCAAAATCTACTTTTTCAATTGTAGTTTTTTCACCTTCTGGTGAATCATGGAAATAATCATCAACAAAAGATTGTACAAATGAATCGTTCATATTATAATAACTTTCTAAAAACGAATCACATTCATTAATTTTATCTACTTTAGTTTGATCAAACCATTGATCTTCATAAATAAAACCATTACAGTTTTTAGCTAACCACTGCTTCCAAAGAATATTATCTTCATGAGGTTGAGCAGTAGAAGCAGCCCAACGTTGCCAATTTAATTCTTTTCTTCTATTTCTAACTACAATTACTCTATCAAATTTGCCTATAAAATCACCTAAAAATTGGTCTTCAGTAAGATTACCAGGTAGTTTATGCCATTTAACATTATGAGTAACAATAGTATTAGCTGGTATATCGTTAGGGAATACGTAAGGTCTAGGAGTAGTTGCTTGCTCACTATATATTTCTCCAGTTTCTAAATTCATTGTAGTATGAAAGGTTGAAGCTCCATTCCATTCTAAGTTCATTGGATCAGCTATAAAATCATGTCCACTAGCTTTTGCTAGTAACTCAGCCATATATTCAGTACCACTATAAGGTGCAGTTAAAAATAATAATTTCATGTAATTATGTTTTTATTATAAATATTAAGAGGATAATACCTTAAACCAACTTCCATCACAAAATACAATATCAGGCCCATCAAATACATCTTTTACTACTTTCATAACATCAGGGTGATCATCTCCGTAATCATGACCTCCAATAATTTTATTACATTTAGGTAAGTATAGTTCAATATCTCTTTTTAAAGCATCATAACTATGATCAGCATCCATGTATATAACATCAAAGTATTTATCGGGAAAATTGTTTACTTGATTAAAGGAATAATCTTGTATTAGACTAATGTTATTCCAATGTCTAGTATTAGTATAAAACTGGGTTTTAACGGTTTTCCAATCATCATCTAACATTTCAAGTGCCTCTTCATATCCATCAAAAGGATCCATACAATATATCTTTTCAAATATACCAGAAGAAGCAAACACAGAAGTAGATTCTCCTTTATAAGACCCTATTTCAAGTAATTTTAGGTCTCCTCTTTTAAATATTTCAGTAGACATCCAGTCAACCGAAAATACTAATCCAAACCATAGATTATTATATCCATTATTTCCATACCAATTTATAGGAGGATTATATCTTAATGTATTTTTACGTAAGGCCAAACTCTTCTCTTTTAACGCATTTATTCATCTATCTATACGTATATATTATATATATGTAAAGTATGTGAGAATATACGAAGAATTGCTTGCGGGACCAAGTATTTTTTCATATATTAGGGATATGGTTATAGAATTGAAAGAAGACAAATTAGCAGATTATATGAGCGCGGAAAGGCTATTGGTAGTTGTATCAGTAGATTGGTGTGGGTCATGTAAAAAAATAAAGCCTAAATTATATGAAATAGATGATAGGTTTACTATTGTTATAATTGATGGAGAAAGACATTTACGTAGTATGAAATTTCTACCAGGTAAAACATCTTCTTATCCTAGGCTTGGATATTATGAAAAAGGATATTATATTGGTGACGTGTCACAGGTAGATGTTCACAACGGACTTAAAAATAAAGAAATATGATGTTATTAGTGTATATTAGTGGTGTTTTAACTACGGTAGGTATTGTATTAACGATTGCTTCCGTACGTGTATATAAAAAATATAAATTATTACTGGAGTCGAACCAACATATCTCCAATATCTCTTCTATAAGGGATGCAGAGAATAAAGAGAGAATGGGTGAGATAGAAGAAATTGTTAGGGTTATTCAAAATGATTATGTTCCGAATGGGGATTTATCTGAGAAGATTCTGAATATATTAGAAGATATAAAACATTTAAGTAATTCAATTGACAGCAATGGTAAGCGGATTGAAAGTGTTTGGAGTCAAAGTAAAAATGAGTTTATGACTTTAAACAACAGAGTACAAAAGTTGGGTGAAGACCCGAACTTTATAAGTAAATATTAAAAACAAGTTATGAAAAAAGTAGTTTTATTAGTTATTAGTTTAATTTTAGTGAGTTGTGGAGATACGTGGGAGACACCTACGGATATGAATCTCAGAACAATGAACATGGATGGGATGATTGCGTGGTATC